TGAACCAGGATACATCACGTTTGCTGCGCCCAACAGGACCTCTTGGATCAGAGCGTCATCCTTACGAGCAGCAGATTCTGCCAGCTCGTCCATAGCCCTACGGACTACAGGATGCCACATCGTCAATTCAAGGACGTCAGAGATCTTGACAACTTGACCGAGTTGTTGACAATTTCCCGTGACAGTCGCGACGTCCAACGCATCACCATCGGGCTCAACGCCTTCAGTCAATGCTGTTGGAACAACCAAACGATTGTATCGGATAAATTTAATGTTAGTGCCGTTACCGGCGGGTAACACGTTCTTTTCAGCGGCTTCTCTAAATCGGTATGTAGACTCACCGTGATCTTGAATCTTCTTGCTAATATAAAAATCTACTATTGATGATGGAAAACCATCACTAGTAGAAATATTTGCTGGGGCTGTATCTGCCATAGCAATACTCCTTTATCATGCTGCCGCCAAAAGAATGTCTAGTCGAGGATTTCTCCACCATATTTGGACATAATCTCATCGGCAGTCATATCAGATAATTCTTTCTCTCCAGGTGGTACAGTAGAAGAGCCACTCTCTGCAACCGCCACCTTGTTTACTTCCTGAACTTGTTGTTGAACTGTTTCTGCCTGTTCAGTCCTATTGGTCAACTCCAGTCTCCGGTTCCGGCCTAACGTATAATCCAAGATGTCTTGACGACTAACATTCTGCCCTTGTCCTTGGGCTCTCATATTATTTAGTGTCGCCTCAACTTCTTGCATTGTTCCGCTATCTACCTTTCCCGTATACTGAGACCAGAATGTATCTTTCTTTTGAACGTCCAGAACATTTTGTACATTCTGTTCTAGGTGGCCGAGCCTTTGATCTAGAACAGGGGTCAAAACTTCCTTCCAATACTTCTGGTCATCGTCTAAAGGTTGCTCAGCTTCTACCGCAGATTGACTTTGTTGGTTCTGCTGCAGGTACTGCAACTGGGCGTTAGCCTGTTGTAGAGCTGCATCATACTGTCTATTGCGATCCTCAGCGTCCTTCATCCGATTGTTGAGTTCATCCATCCGACTCTTAGGTACAGTTTGTTCCTCTACCTGTTCTTCGGCTACTTGTTCCTCAACTTGTCCATCTGCCTTGGCGTTAGCAGAATCTTCCATTTTACGCCTCCTTGTGTGATTATGACCTTTCTACCTACGCTTTTTTACGTGGTATCGCCCACGATAGTAGACTAGTCTAGTCCTATATTATATCTATCTAGATGTATAATGCAAGGGTTATGCCAACCAAGCATCCATCTTCTTTTCAAGCCTTTCGAGGATAGCATTTGCTCCTCGGTAATATGAGATCTTCGGAAGGTCTCCTGATTCAGGAGGACCCTGTTTTAACAACGCTGCTCTGACTAATTCCTTTTCTGGTTCAAGCACTTCCGCAACATAGATACGCCAAAACCGTGATCTAAGTCCGCGAGCCAAAACTGCCCTTGTATCATCATCCATTAAAAACCTCCTGGCGGTTCACCTGGCGGTGGTCCTTGCGGCGGCTCTCCCTGAGGGGGACCTCCTCCTTCTGGACCTCCTTGGCCTCCTGGAGCTGCTGTCATGCCACCTCCCTGTGCCTGAAGCATCATCATTCTTTGAGCCGCATCAGTACTAACATGCCAGGTGAATTGATAATCCCCCACTAAATCTTGTGGAGAAATAGGCAACGGTGGTTGCCCTCCAGTAATCTTAGCATAGGTCTCCCCATCACGGAACTGCTGCTCTAGCATGTAGAAGTCGTGGAGCATAGGTGAAAGAACTTCTGACTCTAGCTTAGTAGCCACGATGTTAGTAAAGGCTCCAGCGCCTGCTCGGAGGATGTCAGCCTCGGTTGCAGTCTGGGTTCTGTTCCCCATCTTTCCCTGGAGAATCGGGGGTGCGCCCGCGATATCCTGCATCATACCTGAGAGCTGTTGCGCTACATCAAAGGAGATCTTGTACGTCTCAGGTGGGCGCTCAAAGTGAACGTTGGTCCTAGGGTCTCCATAGGTATACAGGAAAGAGCGAGGAGCGATAGTAATGTCAGATGGGTTAGATGCAAGGTTAGCCTTGTTAATGACGATCATGGGATTCTGCTGCCAGTTAGCATTATCAATGCCCTGGTTAAACATAGCGTTGAACGCATACTGCATACTCTCGATATTCTCCATGAGGCCCATGCCGTAGAAGTTATCAAAGACATCCGTCATGCGCCACGCGCGATAGGGTGGTCGCTGCGAGAAGAACGGGTTCTGTCTCACCTCAAGCACTTGCCCACCACATACCACAATCTTACAAGGAATCAGGTTACTGTCACCATACAAGTCAAACTTAGCCCAGATCTCTGTCAAGCGGTAGGTATCGTTTAGGATCTCCTCCTGAACGGTATACCCATAGGACAGAGTTCTAATGTCTCGGTTAGAGTCAACAATGCCGGTACCACTCTTAGCACCGGCCATATCTTTAATCTTGTCAACACCTTTATAGATACCCGCTTTCTCCATACTCTTAAGGTGTGTCCAATCTACATCCACCTCTTCAAAGACGAGCCTAGCGTCATCAATAGACTTAGAGGTAATCGGGTAGATATACCAGCGGAGTGGGTCAACCACATCAAAGGTTGGGCCGTCATATAGGTTGACCTTCTCAGATTCAATAGTTGTAAGGATAGGCTCGTTTGGCCCACCCCCGTACCGGCGCTTACGATAGTTAGTAGTACTCGTGGTCTTCCAGAAGTTCTTAACTATAGAGCACCCGGCGATAAACCCACGTCGGAGGAACAAGGGTATGTGCGAGCGCACATTAGCCTGTTCAATATCATTCTCAATGAGAGCCCCGATATGCGGCGTCAACGCCGCTGCTAACTGTTGGTTAGGTCCAATTCCATTTAGAAAGAAAAGAGGGTTGGTCGGGAAGATCTGAGTTGTTACCTGGGCAACAAAGGTCTCGACAATCTTACGTCCCATAGGAACGTAGATGTCGCTTTGTGTATCCACCAAGCGCATCTCATGCTTACCCTGCCACATCCGCTCTAGCCTACCCCACCGCGATTCCAGGTCTGACCGCTCACTCTTAATAGCAGGGATGTTCTTTAGGATATGATCCTGCACCCGATCCACTACCTTAGTATCAGTAGCGTAGTTTTTACTATCAATGAGGTCATCACCAATAGCATCATATGAAATAGAACTACTTACGTTCCATAGATCCTGTGCCATTAGTTTTGTCCTTTTTTCTTCTCACCCTGGGTTTTAATCCTGACAGGGCATTTTCTAAGTCCTTCCAAGCCTGCGATGTCTCTGGATCTTGCCAGGAATTGGAGGATGCTTTTTTTAATATCCGATAACAATTTACTGCGCTTAACCATACTTCTAACCTCGTTACCATATAGGCATCTCTTTCCTTTGTGCGCCCTTTGCAAACTTGGGCCAATTCTTTTTATCGTCCTTGAAATACTCACCACAGATACTTCCGAGTGCGTATCGCAGGGCATCAACCGGATGGTCATAGAAACCATCCTTATGTGGCTTAGGTGAGGAGACTCCCCCCTTACCCTGCTTATAATGATAACCTCCGATAAATGCTTTTACCAGTACTGGGCATCTGTCGGGGTGGAACATAAGGCGAGGGCGACTACCGCGCAAAGTGCCGAGCAACTGACGGATCAGGTCTAATCCAGGATCAATCAGCATATGGCGGTAGCCCACCCTAATCCCCAGACGTGCCAAGATAACAATGGTGGGATCACCTTTGTCACTCTGTTGGGCTCCTGCGGGATCTCCAAAATAAATTACTTCTGTAACCTTAGGGAACACCTGCTTAATGTAATCTAGTACGCGCCCCCCGAAATCTTCTGCTGTCTCCTCTTGGCCGATCAATTCCCCTAGAATATTGACACACCCCTTTTGATCCTGTTGTAGGAACACTGCAGCGGGGTGATGCCAGCCAAAGTCGAGCCCAACCACTAAAGGGAGGAAAGGGTTGTATTTCAACTCTTTACTGGTATGTTCCCCTCCTCTGAAGGTATCTCCGAATACTGGGCGACCATCTATGCTTAAACCGTCCTGACCCTCGATATACATACGATACCGGATTGGATCGTTCCGATACTTCCGTTTCTCCGCCGAAATGTATTCTTTAGGCAAATGAGGGTTATCGTCCATCCTAGAGCGGAGAATCAAAGGATCTTCCGTAGTTAGGTCTCCTTTAGCTTCTAACTCCTGACATACCTCAGTTACGTTGTCTGCAAGCCAATGGCCCGCAAAAGGAGGATTGGACATACTTAAGCCAGCCCAGAGCATAGATGCCTGTTGGCTAGTCAAATGAGGGAATTGTCTCCTCAACCGGCCTCGCAACGTTTCCCACGTCGCTTCCCGTAGCTGAGTCTGCTCATCTAGGAGAAACCAGCCAAACTCGGGACCTTTGAAGGAATCCTCGATAGCTCGGTCAGTTCCGTCCGGTTCTGGCTTAACAATGATTTTAGAGGGGGCACCCAGGGTATATACGGTAATCTCATAAGATCCGCCGATTGCCTTGGGGTCAGACATCAGGGCTTTCCGGTTGCCATCCGTCATCTCGTCGGCTAAGCGGAACATCTCGTCGATAACATGGTTCTTCAGCTCTTCCCACCGCTTCCTCACGATGATACCTAGGTTATCAGGGACTAAACAAGAGAGGGCAATCGCAGTAAAAAACCCACCGACCGACTTTCCACTCCCCAGTGCCCCTATGTGTACTACATCGCGGTGGATCTCATGCGCTTCCGGTGGTCCACGCCTTCCCTCTTTCCAATCTTGAACCAATATCCGGGGAACCCGGTGATAAAACGCTAGTTGCGGGACACTTAACCCCTCGTAATACCTTTTTAGGCCGGATATAGCTATTTCAGTGTTTTTCTTAGCTGGCATCCTCGGCCTCCACTATAATATCGGGCATAGATCCCGCATCTAGCTGATCTTCTCGCTCTTTCTGGCTCATATCCTCCCAAGCCTTGAGTCTTTGCTTCTCCGGCCCCAACATCGGGGGCAGATCTGGTAGGCCCGGCGCAGGGAAAGCCTCTATAATGAGACGCTTCTCCTCTTTCACTGATTGTCGGTCAACAATGCGCCCTTCTAGCTTGTCGATGTGCTTTGCTGCCTCAAATCCTAGCTTAGCCTTCACAGCTGGTGACAACTCTGGGTCGTCGATTGCATCAAGCCCCTGGTCAACAAAGGCTTTATAGACACCCATCGTGTTTTTGGCCCGTTCTTCCTCTAATTGCATCGCATTGCGGTGGCGCTTCCACTCTCGGTACGTAAGGCCGCGCTCCTTCAAAAGTTCAACAACCGGGGTTCGGTTGATATATCGCTCTTCAAATAGAAATCGGTCAGGATGGGCGCAAATCTTGCAGGTTTTGTC